CACGAGTACGTGCAAGATAGACAGGATGAAAATATCTTTGGACCAATACCTGATATTGACTGGGTTTTTGATAACGCTATTGATGACTTTACATTACGTAGAAGAGAAAAAGAGCACGCTAGTTGCTGGTGGTATGACTTTGCTTGTCTACACTGGGGTACTAAATGGAATGCTTATGATATTGAGTATAAGCAGTTTGTCACCCCTACTAAACAAACTAAGATTATATATAAGTTTACGACTGCATGGGCAGAGCCGAGACCTGTTATAGAAAAGTTGATTCAGTATCTTTGTCAGCCTGAGTTTAGTCAAGACTTAGACCTACGCTGGAAGTTTGAGGAAGAGGCTGAGCATTTCAAGGGTGTTATCACTAAGGACGATGAAGTTTAAAGTTATCAGCTTTGATAATATACAAGAGGCTAAAACGTTTTTAGATGTGTACTTTCCTCACCGAGAAAAAGAAGGTGAGGGATTGTACTTAATTGATGGTAATCAGGCTATCGTTGTGAGTGGTAAAAATGTACTTTTTATTTACCAATCATCCTAGTGATGGGCTTAGTTCTAAGTAAACTTGATAGGGTAAATTAATTATAGGAGAAAATATGTCAACAAGAAGTAATATAATTTTGCTCACGAAAAGTAATCGTGTTAGGTCAATATACTGTCACTATGACGGTTACTTAGAGCACAACGGTAAGATGCTTTTAGATAACTACACCTCTACTAAAGATGTAAAAGCGTTAATTTCTTTAGGTAATATCAGGTCGCTCAAACCTACGATTGACGAGATAGCTGAAGAAGAGTACACCGAGGGACACCAAAGTTTTCCAAGCCTTCGTGCTTATATGTCGCAGGTCGATACGCTGTTTATAGAGTTTATTTATTTGTGGAGCGAGGAGGATGAGTCGTGGTGGGTGTCTAGGAGTGCGTCTAGGGAAGTAGGTGGTGCTTACTTAAACACCTTGTTTTATCATACAGATTTTAAACGTTTAGTAGTTGATAAAGAAGGTAACGTGAAAGAAGATTACCACAACTTTATTGCAGGTCCTGGGAGATTAAAAGATGATAGCCGACCCACGTATTCCTAGCAGAAAAATGAAGGTAATCTACCTTCATAAAAGTGAGTATAAACAAGGAGAAACTATGAAGCATACATTCAAAGAAGCTGTAAAAATATTCAAGAACCGTGTGCCCGATAAGTATGATAAGACACCTGTTGAAGACTTGTCTGATTTACGTATGGGTGGCTGGATTATTCGTGACGCTAACAATATGGTTATAGGTTGGGTAGGGCATCGTGGTGACGTCACCGTATATAACTACGAGGATCGCCCTCTAAAAAGATATATAGAATAACCTGATCATGTATTTACTTTACTTTACTTCTAACTATAATAAAGTGTATAAGTTAGTAATTACGCTGACTTTAAGAAAGGAGAAACGGCAATGCCTAAATCTACTACTGCCAAAAAAGCTAGTCCTAAGGCGACTGCACCTAAGTCTAAATCAGCTAAACGTCCTTTAGCAGATATAGCAGCCAGCACTACCAAAAAAGTAAACGCTGGTGGTCTTGACCTCAAAGCTACCCTTACTAATAATAAGGATAAAGTCGCGAGGGCTCCAAGCAACGCTGAGAGGCACTTATCCCTAGACGGTAAAACAGTTGAGGAAGCACTAGCTACCCGACTGGTTGATGCTCGTGATATCAAGTATGATATCAGCAAGGGGTTTATGCTAATTGCGTAACTATTATGCCCAGTGGCTCATGGTCACTGGGCTATTTAGGAGAAAATTATGGAAAAATATTTTAGCACATTAGATAGTATCTTGTTTACTTATGCCCATCTACCATTGCGTACTATACGCAAGAAAATGCGTGAAGCCTTAAAAGATAGACATGATGTGGTTGGAGGCTGGCGGTATATCGTGGATATTTGGAAACAGGATAGGATATATGGTTATGACTTCAATAGCTCTATAGCCAAGCCGATTGTACATCCCGATACGTTTAGGAGGATATAGTGAAAAAGATATTTGAAGAAGAACTAGCAAAAGAAATGAAATGGGTTGGTATAGCTATCCTAGTTTTTATATTCGTATTTCTTTTTGCAATGCTGGTTATAGGCAACGCGATTATATCTGATATCAAAATATTAGAATTTATAAATCAATAAGGAGAAAAATTTATGAAAACTTATACAATTAGATACGAAAAAACTCAAGTAGGCTATTACACTTTTAAATGCAAATCACTAGAGGAAGCAGAAGCACAAGCCAAATACCAAATGGCAGTAAACCCAAAAGAGACCATAGAGTCAGGTAAGTGTGAGGAAGTGACGTTGCCAAAAATACAGACAATAGGTCGAGATTACCTAGAAATTACAGGTAAAGCTTGGGCAGAAATTTATACAGACATAGAAGAAAGATAAAGGAGAAAAAAATGGGAAGACCTAAAAAAGTGATACGGAAAAGAGAACGAGTGTTTAACAAGATTAGCAACGCTATAGACTATCTACAGGACAGTTGGATGAATGTATTTAAAATAGTGTTTACTGTAGGGCTTGTTTTGTTTGCTCTATACCTTGCTCTTGTGTGGATGCCGACAGTTGAAAGAGTAATCTTTGAGGTTAGATATTTATGATGGACTTACTTATATCTTTAATCTATATACCGTGGTACATGTTCCAGGCTCTGGTTATTATATTGGGGTGGTATTTACTGGGAAGTCTCACTGGTAAAATTATTAGTGATATACGTGATCGCCTATAGTGATCAATAGCTTCATAGCTATAATTATCTAGTAAGTTTAATAAATATAGGAATAAATTATGTCGCAATATACCGCTTTTAGAAAATATGTGGATTATGTAAAACCTGTGGTCGACACCATCCGTGAGCACCACAATGAGTTTTATATGTTGAATTACTCACTGGTCAATGCTGAAGATATCTTTGTAGAAAGTGTGGCTGATCGCCTACTGGGTTTTCGTCAAGGAATCTATGAGCCTTCATCCGCTGGCTATATACCTTGTATATATGCTCGTTATGGTGAGGAAACTGGTGCGTGTGTCGCTCTACAACTCACCCCTACGCAGTTTGCTTTACTCAGTAAGGAAGTAAAAACTGCCATGTTTGGTAAAAACCCTCGTCATGCTTTTAAAGAACCTGTGTACGTAATTATGGAGCATCGATACTTTGCAACTGTAAGTGGTTTTAAGGCTCACCGAACTACGAATATGCTTCATGACCCTTTTGATTACATAACTGAAAAGTTTGGTCTAAGTTATCTAGATACTGAGCTAGACCATTATTTATGTGATATATGCTTTGAGGCTGCCCTTGAAAGTGACCAAGTTTGAATATATCCTGAACGCTTTAGCGTGGCTCGTGGTACTTCTACCGTTCTGGGTCACGCTGTTTCTATATTACTTCTCACCAATTTTATAATTCTTTTTTCGTAAAATATCTCTGATTTGCCAATAAGGTAATAGGGTGTTCCTTGTATACCTCTTAGTTACTCGTTTATCTTGGGTTATTGGCTAGGCTATTAGCGACCTATTGGCTAGAACAAGGTAATAGGTACGTGGACTGTGGTTCGTGGTAATATGTTGGTACCAATGTATAAGGTGAGATAAAGCATGTGAAACAGAATACGAACGATGGTTACATTAATTCAGGACACTATATATAGAACTAACTTGTCCCGAGCACACGGACAAGGGTGAAAAAGCTATGAGATATGGACTGTGAACCGTGGATTGTGGACTGCCAGCCAATAGCCAATAGTCCACGGTCATTATATCACAACACATTGGCAAGGTAATCAGAAAACCGTTGTGCAGATAATTGATGGTAATCTAAAAATCCGTTGTGCATATGCATATTGTGATGGCATGTGCACCATGGTCCATGATCACAATGCGATCGCAATCGGAACACGGACGCGATTGATTAAATTTTGAACGATTATTTATTTACTGATGTTGGTTAATTAATACTTTACTTTAAACTTTACTTAGGATAATATGACCTTAGTTAGTTAATTACGACTAACGTAAATAGGAAAACAATATGAAAACTACTACTAATAAAAAGACCGAAGTTAAAGTGAACTTAGGCGGACTGAACGGTGACTTGATTTATACACCTACAGGTAAAATAGCAAGGGCAACGCATAACGCGGAACGCCACCTAACCCTGAGCGGTATGACGGTGACCGAAGCCCTAGCAACTAGGTTAGTAAATGCCCAAGATATTAAGTACGATTTAGCGAGGGGATTTATTACGCTAGAAGCCAAGTAGCTTAGTAAAAATTAAGGGTACTTGAACCAAGTACCCTTTTTTTACGCCTACGATTTGAACCGACCACGAACCTTGATTTATTTACCCCCTACCCCCCTTATACGATAACGATTATATATAAGGCTACAGGCTGAGTTTTTGATTGACATTAGAATAGGATTTTACTTTTTAGGTTAGCTAGACTACACTATATACACAGAACACACTGTTTAAAAAATTTTTTGCAAAAAATTAATGGCTACAGAATACACTGACGCGGAACTCGCACTAAGGGCAACTCCAGGAGAACAGGAACTGTTACCCTATGACCCTTCTCCGTTAGAAAAACAAAAAGAAGGTATAGCCACTTTACTGCGCAACATGGGCATAGATAATTACCGTGCGCAACAACTAGCAGGTAGCACAACATTTTTATCAGAGTTTCTTCCAGGCTTTGGCGATGTGCAAGGTGCACGAGAAGGTAAATACATATTTGATGAAGGCAACCGTGTTATGGGTGCTGGTATAATGGGACTAAGCGCACTACCGTTTTTACCAATAAGTCCTATGATCAAAAAGTTACGAAACAAAGGCGAGCTTAACGTAACTCCAACTCAAGCTTTTAGAACTCGGAGTGATGCAACGGCTTTAGATCAAGCATCAGATTTCCGAGAAGATGTTCGAGACATAGGACTACAAGATGCAGCAACTGTAGGAAGACCCAATGTAGAAACGCTATTAGAACGTGAAGTAGTCAAGTTTGCATCAGAAGCTTCTGACCTCAACAAAGCTTATCCTGTAGAAAATATACTCAAACAGATTGAATCAAAAGTACCTGATGCTGCTAAAGGAGGTTACCAAAGACAAGTAAAAGAGTTTGTTCCTCCAGAACTTATGAAGACTAAAGCTACTCTTCAAGAAGTGTTAGATAATATAGGTAAAAACAAACCAACAATAAAAGAAATGGAATCTCAGTATGATCTTGGGGATGTTGGCGCTAGTTTGGGTGGAATGCGATCTACCTACCTACCTAACATACCTAAATCAGACACACCAGCAAGAACACTACCAGAAGCCATGGATAGTGCTCCTATATTAAACTACACCGAACGCAGTTTTGCCTTAGATTCTCCAAGGTATGGTAGACTTTTTGAAGACCCAGGACATAAAGAAGTAGGCACAGGCGAACTACCTGAATTTACCAGAGACTCTTTTGACCCTAATGCCACAAACCGTATATTCACCACTCGTTCTGCTCTATACGATATTGATGGTCAAAAAGTATTAATACCAGCAGAAGGTCAGTCAGGTATGTATAGAATGGACACGTCTATGAAAATACTACCTAGAGATAAACTACCTCTAGCTATTAAAGGGGAAGAAAAAAGTATAGCCAATAAAATAATGAGAGGGGAAAGTTTAGAAAAACTCGCTAATTCTCCAGGAATACAAAAAGCTGTAAAAGATTCAGGCAACTCTTTAGATGATTTAAGAGAACTAATAGACGAACAAGTAACTGAACTAGATAGGGTAGGTAATGAGATTATGGAAGAGTTCCGACTACCGAAAGATTATCCTATGTTTGGGAACGAGACGACTCTCATCGACAGAAACGGAAAACCATACGACGAGCTAGACTTAGAACGTATAGACGAATCTCAAACACTATCCTTAGAAGATAACGCAAGTAAATTTGCAGCAAAAATAGAAAACTTAATTGTAGGTGGCAAGGGCATAGACGCACCTATGATTAAAGATTGGTTCCCCATGCACATGAAAACAGCACTAAATGAAGCGGTAGAAAAAGGTGCGGACGTAGTACGTTTTCCTATTAATGATTATGCTTTAGCTAGACAAACAGGTCAAGAGTTAATGCCACCACGTGCAAGAGACATAGAAATGGAAACAACAATGGATGGATTAGAACCTGTTGTTGCAGATACGTTATCAGGTTACAAATATTTCCCAGACGACACAGCTAAAGCACTAGCTAAAGATTATAAAAAACTCACGGAAAAAGGAATTAAACGTATAGAAGGCGAATACGGTATCAAGCTAAACGCTAAAGTAATAGATGATGAAAACCTCAACGAGTTTTTAGAAATAGAAATGACTCCAGAACTAAAAGAAATATTTAAGACTTTAGTTTTTAACCGTGGTGGTGCTGTCCGTAAGCCATTAATGACTCTCAAGTATTAGATCGCTGCATGACTATTCGCCCCGAGCTTGAACAACTACCCGAAGATGTTTTAAAAGAACACCTAGAACTATCAGAAAGGCTAGAAGAACTCAAAAGAGTAGAAGGTGCGCAATCTAAGTTTCTATCTTTTGTCAAAACCCAGTGGCCATCGTTCGTGGAAGGTGCTCACCATAAACAAATGGCAGAAGCCTTTGACCGTATAGCCGACGGTAAAATAAAAAGACTTATTATAAACATGCCACCAAGGCACACGAAGTCTGAGTTTGCGTCTCATTACTTTCCTGCATATCTCGTGGGTCGTAATCCGTCGCTCAAAATACTACAAGCAACTCACACCGCAGACCTTGCTGTAAAATTTGGTAGAAAGATTCGTGACCTTATGTTAATGGAAGATTACGAAAAGATATTTGACAACGTACTTATTAACCCAGACTCAAAAGCAGCAGGTAAATGGGAAACACAAGATAAACGTAACCCTAAACTTAAAGGTGAATATTATGCAGCTGGTGTGGGCGGTGCGTTAGCTGGACGTGGTGCGGATCTATTTATTATTGATGACCCCCACTCAGAGCAAGATGCCCTTAACCCAAAGTCCATGGACGATGTATACGAGTGGTATACTTCTGGACCAAGACAACGTCTTCAGCCTGGAGGTAGCATCGTTATAGTTATGACGCGATGGAACGTCAACGACTTAACAGGTAGATTACTCAAAGATGCAGCTCGCGATCCTAAAGCGGATCAGTGGGAACTTATCGAGCTCCCTGCTATTTTACCTAGTGGTAATCCGCTATGGCCAGAGTACTGGTCAATAGAAGAAATGGAAAGTGTCAAAGCTTCATTGAGAGGTGGACCAAAGTGGCACGCACAATATATGCAGAACCCTTCATCAGAAGAAGGCGCACTTATAAAGAGGGAGTGGTGGAAAGAATGGCCAAACGATAAACCACCTGCCTGTGATTATATTATACAAAGTTACGATACTGCGTTTTTAAAATCAGAGCTGGCGGACTACTCAGCTATTACAACATGGGGTGTATTTTATCCAGAAGGTCGACTAGGTGGTGAAGAAATATACAACGGCGATGCTCCACACATCATATTATTAGATGTAGTCAAAGGTAAGTACAACTTCCCTGAACTGAAAGGTCAAGCCTTCAAGCAGTACGAACACTGGGAACCTGACGTAGTGATCATAGAAGGCAAAGCGAGCGGTATGCCTTTGACACAAGAACTGCGGAACGTAGGTATACCTGTACAAAACTACACGCCATCAAAAGGCAACGACAAGGTAGCAAGGGTCAATGCCTGTGCTCCATTGTTCGAGTCTGGTATGGTTTGGTATCCTGACACTAACTGGGCAAAAGATGTAATAGAAGAATGTGCGGCATTCCCAGCAGGCGATCACGACGACTTAGTAGACTCAACCACACAAGCGTTAATGAGATTTAGACAAGGTGGCTTTGTACAACTACCAAGTGATTACGAAGAAGAAGTTTTATATCGGAAGAAAATAAGTTATTATTGATAACCTATAAAGGAGAACCATGGCGATAGAAGCACAAAGATATCCTAAAAAGGAAAACCCTATAACGTCAGAGGAAGAATTAGTTGTAGAATTAGAAGAAGCTAATGACGATGGCGGTGTAGAATTTCAAGTAGGAACTAATGGTGAGATGTTGCCTGTTGATGATACGGAAGCATTAGAAACAGAACACAACTCAAACCTTGCTTTAGTTTTAGATCCGAGTGAACTTGGTGAAATATCAGGTGAACTTATCGCAGCGTTCGAAGAAGATAAAGAATCCCGTGATGAATGGTTACAAACTTTTTCTGATGGTCTAGATTTATTAGGCATAAAATCAGAAGAACGTGATACACCATTCCCAGGAGCAAGTGGAGTTACTCACCCTTTACTTGCAGAAGCGGCAACTCAATTTCAGGCACAAGCCTATAAAGAATTGCTACCAGCCAATGGTCCCGTGAGTACAAAAATGGTAGGACTTGACAATCCTGAAATAGAAGCACAGTGCAAACGTGTCAAGGAATATATGAACTACCAGATAACAGAAGTTATGGAAGAGTATGATCCAGATATGGATAGTCTGTTATTTTATCTACCGTTGGCTGGTAGCGCATTCAAGAAAGTATATTTTGACTCATTACTGGGTAGAGCTACATCTGCATTTGTAAAAGCAGAAAACTTAGTCGTAAGTTATGACACCACTAACCTAGAAACTAGCCCAAGAACAACACATGTCATCACAATGACAGGCAATGACATCAGAAAAATGCAATTAAACGGTGTTTACCGTGATTTTGACATTGGTTCAGCTGGTGAACCTGACTATAACGAAGCAAAAGACAAGCTTGATGAGTTACAAGGGCTCAGTAGACCGACAAGTGACTACAATGAATACACTTTATTAGAGGTACACGTTGATTTAGAGCTCGAAGGGGTCGATGAATACGAATACGGTGTACCCTATATAGTAACTATCCTTGAAGATTCAGGTGAAATACTCGCAATAAGGCGAAATTGGGCTATGGAAGACGAATTATTCCGTAAAAAAGAGTATTTTATACACTATAAATTCCTTCCAGGGCTAGGTTTTTACGGTTTTGGCTTAATTCACATGATTGGTGGGCTAACTAAGTCAGCAACGTCTATTTTAAGACAATTAATCGACGCAGGTACGTTATCAAACCTCCCAGCAGGGTTTAAAGCACGTGGTATGCGTGTACAAGGTGAAGATCAACCCCTCAGACCTGGAGAATTTAGGGATGTTGATGTTCCAGGAGGCACAATACGTGATGCCTTAATGCCTTTACCGTATAAAGAGCCAAGTAGCGTACTAAGTCAACTATTAGGTGTACTTATTGACTCAGGTAGAAGGTTTGCAAACATAGCAGACATGCAAGTAGGTGATATAGGTAGTCAACAACTACCAGTAGGCACAACTGTAGCTATGTTAGAGCGTGGCACTAAAGTTATGTCCGCTATACATAAACGTTTACACTATGCACAAAAGAAAGAATTTAGATTACTGGCTGGAGTTTTCTCTAGATCATTGCCACCGTCATATCCCTATGCGGTGGAGGGCGCACCTTCTGAAATCAAACAATCAGACTTTGATGATCGTGTAGATATTATTCCAGTCAGTGATCCCAATATATTTAGTATGGCACAACGTGTTATGTTAGCTCAACAAGAACTACAGATGGCACAAGCAGCACCGCAAATACATAATCTGCGTGAAGCGTACAAAAGAATGTACGAAGCCTTAGAAGTAAAAAACATAGAACTACTTTTACCGCCTCAAGAAGAAGTACCGCCTAGAGATCCAGTAAGTGAACAACAAGCAGCAATTATGGGACAACCTATAAAAGCTTTTGAGTTCCAGAACCACGATGCTTACATAACTGCACACACAGCTTTCTTACAGAATCCTATGATGCAACAAAACCCAGTATCTTTACAGGCAATACAAGCCAACATACAAGAACATACTTCTATGGTTTATAAACAACAAATAGAACAAGCGTTAGGTCAACAACTTCCACCACTTGAGCAAATACAAGATCCACAAGTAATGAACGAGATAGCACTTGCTGCTGCTAATGCTACACAACAAGTAACTGGTCAACAACAAGCTCTAGCAGAAGCGCAACAAAATACGCAGATCGATCCTGTCGTAGAACTCAAGCGTGAAGAAATAGCACAAAGAGCTCAAGCCGATACTTTACGAAGTCAGGTGGATATAGCTAAAATAGAATCTCAAGAGGCAATAGCAGAAATGAAAGTGGCTCAAGATAGAGAAGAAGCTTTACTTAAAGCTCAAAGTGATAATAATAAAACTTATGGTCAGATATTAAAAGATGTCAGATCAGCAGATACAAATACAAAAGGTGAATAAATGAAAGATACAACTAAATACAAAAAAGTTAGTTTTCCTGCTCCAGATAGAATAGATCTATCTAAACCAGTTAAAGGCACAACGGTTTTAACTAAAAGTAACAGTGATATTTTTGGTCAAGGTCAAACAACTGTTCAAGGTAAAGGCGCAGCAACTAAAGGCACAAAATTTAACACTAGCCCTAGCGGAGTAAGATAATGGCAAAACCAGGATTATATGCAAACATAAACGCAAAACGTAAACGCATAGAAGCAGGCTCTGGAGAAAAAATGCGTAAAAAAGGTGCTAAAGGTGCACCAACAGAACAAAACTTTAAAGACGCAGCAAAAACTGCTAAGAAATCCCACGGTGGACTTCATGGCGATCAGAAAAAACTAGATAAAAATAAAGATGGTAAAATATCTGGTGCTGATTTTAAAATGATGAAAGGTGGTGGAGAAGTTTTAGCAGGTAATGCAAACCGTAGAAGAAGCAGAAACGGTGGCTAAAACTAAAGTTAAAAAATCAAAGCACAAAGGATGTGGTGCGGTTATGTCTAAGCGTAGAAAAACAACTAAATACTCATGAGCGATTCACCAGATGAGTTTGTATACAGAGCTACACTAGATAGAGTGATAGACGGAGACACGTTTGACTGTGTTTTAGATCTTGGTTTTGATGTCAAGTTAAACAAACAGAGAGTCAGGTTAGCTGGTATAGATACACCAGAATCTAGAACAAGAAACCTAGCAGAAAAAGCACTTGGTCTAAAAGCTAAAGACAGACTTATTGAACTTTGTACTGGAACATTTAAGGTTAAATCACTGGGAAAAGGAAAGTACGGAAGAATACTCGGTATTCCGTACACAGCAGATGGTGAAGATATATGTCAAAAACTTATATCAGAAGGGCATGCTGTAGAATACTGGGGCGGAACTAAAACTAAAAAATGGGGTTAATACCATGGTTATGAGAAGAAGCAAAATGAACGCCAAACGTAAACTGTCAAAAGGTGGCATGAAACGTAAAATGTCAAAAGGCGGAGCAAAACGCAAAACTACTAGAAAAAAGAAAAAGTAAGTGTCACACCTCATCAGCAATATCCCGCACTTTAAATGCTGGGTAAGAAGAGAGTTTACACATAACCACGAAAAATACCACGGCGAATATCTTCACGCACTCGCTATAGCAGTTAACACGATCCCTGATAGATCCTTGAGTTTTCAAGTTGTATTTACAGGCGAAGAAAATAATTGTGAAGATTGGGATGAAGGAAATATACACGGTGGTGCGATGTGGGCAAGGATGCCAATACAAGCTTTAGTTGCGGATATTCCCAGTGAAGAATATCCTGTTCCTATGGAAGACCATTTAGCTCAACCATGGGATTGTGAATCAAGAGATCATTCTGTTATAGTTATGGACAGAGTTTCTTCATCACCATGGCTTTGCAAAATTGATGGAAAGTTTTATAATGGAAAGTATATGTTTACTGTTGACTATACTGGTAATGATATAGCTGATGACCCAGCTCAACACAAACAATCTCATGTACTTTATATTACAGAAGATTGTAAATGGCAGGGCAACTTTGTAGCATTACCTAATAATAGAGTAAGGGCTACTAGCCCAGCACTCTGGGTTACTGGAGAAGGAGCACCAGATTTTAGACCATCTCAATGGACACATTCAGCAGAAGGACATGAAAGTTACACTGATCCTAAAGTAACATTTAATAATTTGTATGACGAGTAAAGTATGGCAGAATATCAAGGTAAAAAAGTAACACTCAATAAACCAAGAGGTTTGCGCAAAGGTGAACCTGGATATGGGAAAAAACGTAAAGTAGTTTTTGTTGGGCAATGTAGTAGTGGTGGTAATAAAGTTAAACGTATTACTTTTGGCGACGCTAATTTAGGTATGCACAAAAACAGTAAAGCACGTAAAAAATCTTATTGCGCACGTAGTGGTGGAATTAAAAGTGATAGATGTAGTGCTAATTATTGGGCAAGAAGGGATTGGGACTGCTAGATGGACGGACTATACATAGTTGAAAAAACTTTACGAGAACTACGTCAAAGACAAGACGATCTTACAGAAGTTTTAAAAACAGGTGGAGTCCAGAACTGGGAGGGGTATCAAAGAATTCTTGGGGAGCTATCAGGTCTTAGCTCAGCTGAGAGAATTATAATAGACCTGCAAAATATAAAGGAGCAAAACGATGGCATCTGAAACAACAGAGTCAACACGCACTCCCATACCTGATCATATTGAAAAGGTACGAGAGTTAAAAAAGGAAGAAGAACCCATTCAGGAATTTACACCTGAGTCGATACAAGAAGATGAATCAGTAGCAGAAAAGCTACCTGTTCCCACAGGATACAGGATGCTGATCTTACCTTTTACACAAAAAGCAGTAACTAAAGGTGGAATACATCTTGCTGAATCTTATGTAGAAAAAGAAAGATTAGGTACTAATGTCGGTTTCGTAGTATCATTGGGACCAGATGCTTACAAAGATAAGAACAAGTTTCCGAATGGCGCTTGGTGCCAAGAAAGAGACTGGGTTATTTTTGGAAGGTACGCAGGAGCCAGAATCAAAATTGATGGTGGGGACTTGCGTTTATTAAACGATGATGAAATACTCGCTGTGGTTAATAACCCAGAGGATGTAGAGTAATCACGCAACAGGAGAAGAACCATGGCAGAATCCATGCAACAAGCTGAAGAAACTGTTGAACAAGCAGTAGAAGTCGAACTAGAAGCAACAACTGAAGAAGCCCCTGTGCTTGAAGAAGTTGAAGCACAACCTATAGTAGAGACACAACAAGAACCTGAGAAGGATGTATCTAACGAAGAAGAAGTAGCTGAATATAGCGAATCCGTAAAGAAAAGAATTAACAAACTAACCTATAAAATAAGAGAAGCAGAAAGAAGAGAACAAGCAGCAATAGAATATGCCAAAGGTGTTCAAGAAAAACTCAACACAACTCAAGCAAACCTTTCACAAAAAGATCAAAATCTTTATGATGAATACTCAGCTAGGGTTGATACTCAATTACAATCAGCAGAAGAACGTTACAAACAAGCACATGATATAGGCGACACAGAAGCTATGTTATCTGCTCAAAAAGATGTAGCAAAACTTGCTGTAGAACAAGAGAGTTTAACGAGAGTAAAACCAGAACCACAAGTTCAAGAAACACCTGTAGAAGTTCCACAAGCACAACAACAACAACAACAACCAGTAGAACAAGTTGCAGAACCAGATCCTAAAGCTCAAGATTGGGCGAGTAAAAATGATTGGTTTGGTGAAGACTTAGCAATGACTACGAGTGCTTTTGCTTTTCATAGGCAATTAGTTGAAAAAGAAGGTTTTGATCCAGCTTCTGATGAATATTATTCAGAGGTTGATCGAAGAATGGCGAAAGCTTTTCCACATAAATACAATAATGGTGGAGAAGTTTCTCAATTAAATAATAACATGCAAGAACCTGTAGCAAACTCAAGTAGAGGTACGAGAGGAAAAGCAGGGAAAGCACGCACTGTCAAGTTGTCACCAAGTCAAGTAGCTATTGCTAAAAGATTAGGTGTACCTCTTGAAGAATACGCTAAACACGTAAAATAGGAGATAAAAATGGCTGATAAACAAGAAGAAATCACCACAACGGATCGAGCTCCTCGATCTGCAGATACACGAGATAGTGAAGCTCGTCTTAAACCATGGCAACCACCGTCTTTATTAGACGCACCAACGCCACCTGATGGTTATATCTATAGATGGCTTAGAGAATCTATGGTAGGAGTAGAAGATAAAGCGAATATGTCAAAACGTATTCGTGAAGGATGGGAACCAGTGAGAGCTGAGGAACACCCTGAATTTGAAGCACCAACTGTAGAGGATGGAAGACATATAGGTGTAATCGGAGTAGGTGGGTTAATACTCGCAAAGATGCCTATCGAAACCGTCAATCAACGACGTGCATACTACAAACAAATGGCTGCAGACCAAATGCAGGCAGTCGATTCGAATCTTATGCGTGAGAGTGATAGCAGAATGCCTATTAGTCAACCTAATAGAAATTCTCAAATCACATTTGGTAAAGGAAATGATTCGTAAGAATTATGAATTTTAATTTTAATATAATAAAAAGGTGAAAATAAATGGCAAATGTAAATAGCCCAAATGGTTTCACACCTGCTTATCATATGTCTGGTGGTACTATAAGACCTTCTGAGTTTGCAATCGCAAGTGCGACTAACGCATCTATCTTTAGTGGTGATGTTGTTAATCTATCTAGCGGTTTAGTAATTCAGGGGACTGCAACTGGTACTCCTCTAGGCGTATTCGCAGGGGTTGAATACCAAGCAACCGATGGTTCTGTTGTCTTTTCGAAAGTATGGACAGCGGATACTGCAACACTAGGTTCTGCAAATGCGAAAGCGTATGTATATTCCGATCCTGATATTGTTTATGAAGCTCAGTCAACTGGGACTCCTACACAAGCATCTATTGGAACAACTAATACGATTTCAACAACTGCAGGTGATTCTAACACAGGTCGATCAAAAGAAGGTGTAACAACTACAACTTCTAGTGGTATTGCGACAGTAGTAGGGTTTGTAGACAGACCTGATAACTCTATTGGTCAATACGCTAGATTGTATGTGATATTCCCTGCTTCTGTATTCGGCAATAACTAAAAGGTGAATAATAATGGCAATTAATAGAGCGCAATTAGTAAAAGAACTCGAGCCAGGACTGAATGCACTTTTTGGTCTCGAGTATAACCGTTACGAGAATGAGCACGCTGAGATTTTTGACACTGAATCTTCAGACAGAGCGTTTGAGGAAGAAGTGATGTTATCAGGCTTTGCACAAGCTCCTGTAAAAGGGGAAGGCGCAGCAGTCACATATGATGCAGCTCAAGAAACTTTCACATCTCGTTACACTCATGAAACAGTAGCCTTAGCATTTGCGTTGACAGAAGAAGCTATCGAAGATAACCTCTACGATACACTATCTTCTAGATACACAAGAGCTTTAGCTAGATCAATGGCAAACACGAAGCAAGTAAAAGCTGCAAACGTGCTTAACAATGGTTTCTCAACTTCCTTCCCAGGAGGAGACGGAAAACCTCTCATGACAACTGACCACCCAACTTTAACAGCTGGCGATCAGTCTAATGAACCAAGCACTGCTGCTGACTTAAACGAAACTTCGTTAGAGAATGCATTAATTGATATCTCCGCATTTAAAGATGAAAGAGGTATCAAAGTAAATGTACAAGCTAGAAAGCTAATCGTTCCACCACAACTACAATTTGTGGCTGACAGAATATTAAATTCTCCAGGAAGAGTAGCTACATCGGATAATGACATCAACGCTATGAAGAACATGGGAATGTTCCCAGAGGGTTATGTTGTTAACCACTATCTAACTGATACAGATGCTTTCTTTATCAAGACTGATGCCCCTAATGGTCTAAAGCACTTCGAAAGAGCTGCAATGACAACTGGAATGGAAGGTGACTTCGAAACTGGTAACGTTAGGTATAAAGCTAGAGAAAGATATTCTTTTGGCTTTAGTGATTGGCGTGGAATCTACGGATCTCCAGGTGCTTAATCAGTAAGCGTAGCTTAGGAAAGGGATCTTCGGATCCCTTTCTTTTTTATAAGTATTACTATAGAATAAATTCGACTAGGATAAATAATTTGTTTTATCGACTGACCTAGCAGACAAGCCGAGACGATAAGACTTATTTCCAAAGGAGGAAATTATGGCAAAATCGACATTTTCAGGTCCAGTTAAATCATTAGCTGGTTTTATTTCAGCAGGTAGTACAGCAGTAGTTAGTTTAACAGCTGATACTTCACTTACAGTAGCAGCACACGCAGGTAAAATACTAACCACCAATGATGCTGATGGTAAGTTTACACTACCTAGTATAGTAACAACATCACCTTCTGATCCAACAGATCCAAACCAACTCAATAACTTAGGAGCAAGCTTTTACTTTGTTGTAGAAACTGCTGCTACAGATATGGATATTCTTACAGATGGAACAGATAAATTTGTAGGTGGACTTTATACAGGTGTAGACGATGCTACAGGTAAGACCTTTATCTCAGCAGCATCTAATGATGTAATAACTATGAATGGCACAACTAAAGGTGGGCTTGTAGGTAGTATTGTAAAAGTAACTGCCATGGCTTCTGCAAAATATGCAGTAGAAGGCATAATACTAGGATCAGGAACTATAGTTACACCATTTGCTGACGCTTAATAGGAGTAAATTATGGCAGACGCAGTAACTTCAACAACGATTGTAGATGATGATAGAAAAGCTGTTATACAGTTAACTAACACATCGGATGGAACTGGTGAGTCAGCTGTTACTAAAGTAGATGTAAGTGCACTTGCTGTAAGAAGCACGGATGGTGCTGCTTGCACAGGGTGTAAAGTCGCAAGAGTTAATTATTCAACTTTTGGTATGAGCGTAAAGTTATTATGGAACGCTAGTACAAACACTATATGCTGGGATTTAAATTCAGATTATAGCGACGATGTTGATTTTTCATACATGGGAGGCTTACAGAATACTGCTGCTTCTGGTGGAAAAACAGGCGACATAAAACTCACCACTACTGGGCACGCTAGTGCAGATTCTTATGTTATCGTACTAACAGTAATAAAAGAATACTAAAATGGCGACCTCAGGGACTAAGACCTTTCAGTTAACTATAGCGGACACTATTGAAGAAGCTTATGAATTAGCTGGTTTAGAACTTAGGACAGGATATGATGCAGAGACTGCTAGGCGGTCTCTGAACATCATGTTTGCAGATTGGGCTAATAGAGGTGTAAACCTCTGGACTATAGAACAAGTGACCACAAATTTAACAGCAGGAACAAATAGTTATACTTTAAATTCTTATGATATAGACATAGTTTCTGCCGTTATACGACAAATAGATGGATCTACTACAACAGATTTACAATTAACTAGAATAGGTAGGTCAGAGTATCTAAATATACCTGATAAAGCTTCTACTGGAAGACCTACACAATATTTTTTAGACAGGCAAACAACACCTGTCGTAAAAGTCTGGCCAACGCCAGACTCTGCTGCTACATACAGATTAGTAGCTAATACCATACAAAGAATAGATGATGTAACAGCATCAGCACAAGACCCAGAAGTGCCTTCAAGGTTTATGCCTTGTATGGCTAGTGGACTAGCTTACTACATAGCTTTAAAAAAGAACCCAGAAAGAGTTGGGTTATTGAAACAACAATATGAGCAAGATTTTCAATTAGCTGCAGATGAAGACCGTGGAAGAGCTTCTCTGCATTTAGTTCCACACAGGAGTTATCTATAATGGCTTATGCTGTTGGTAAATACTCTAGAGCTCAATGTGATAGGTGTGGGTTTGTGTATAAGTATACACAACTAAAAACTGAGTGGAATAATTTAAAAGTTTGTTTCGATTGTTATGAACCTAAACACCCACAACTACAGCCTGTGATAACCCCAACTGACCCTGAGGCTTTGTTACAGCCAAGAGGAACAGAACCTGTTCCAACCACAGGGTACGGTATAGTGAAAACAGGAAACACCAAAAACAGTTTAGGAGTTACTGCTCCTTCTATGTTTATCTCCCATAATGATACGATTGGCTCTAGCTTTTTTATAGCTAAGTCTGTGGGCGAACTTGGAGAAGTAACTGTTACAACAGGATAAAAAATGAGTTGGACATTATCTACTTTAAAAACAGCCATACAAGATTATTCAGAATCAACTGAAACGTCTTTTGTTACTAATCTACCTAACTTTATAAAAACAACAGAAGAACGAATTTTAAAAAGTGTTCAGTTAGACGATTTTATAAAAAATGTAACAGGACAAGCAACCCCTAGTTCCCCCTATCTAGGTTCGCCTACCGACTATCTTTCTTCTTTCAGTTTAGCTGTAATAGACAGCAGTTCTAATTACAACTATCTACAATTAAAACACCCAAGTTTTATACGGGATTTTACACCCGCATCCTCGACAACAGGATTACCCAAATATTATGCAGAGTTTGATGAGAATACTTTTATATTAGCACCAACCCCTGATACAACATATACATTTGAGTTACATTATTTCTTTAGACCCTCATCCCTTACTTCGGCAGGTGATTCTGGAACAACTTGGTTATCTGATAATGCTCCTAATGCATTATTATACGGAAGTTTAACAGAAGCCATGGTTTATCTAAAAAACTATGAATCACTACCAATCTATGAACAAAGATTTCAAGAAGCTATAGCTTTACTGAAAAATCTTGGCGAAGGTAAATCTACCCAAGATCAATATAGATATGACCAAGTAAGGAGATCACCACAGTAATGAAATTAGAGCACCTCGAAGGCGCACACATCGCCCTAGTCGCAATGGGGGAAAGTCAATTAGATTTTCATTTAGCTAAATCACACAGCAAAACTTGGGATGAAGTTTGGGGCATAAACGCTATGGGCGAGATTACGAAATGTGATAGAATATTCATGTTAGATCCAGCCTCTAGGTTTCTAGATTCTGATGCAGCAGGCAGTCAAACAGGTATTATGAAAAATTTAGTTCTTAATCACCCTGGACCAATATACACGTGTGAGTTAGATGAACGTTGTCCTGGATTAGTGGAGTTCCCTATAGCTGAAGTAGTTAAAGCAACTAGATGTTCTTACCTTAACAATACTGTACCTTTTGCTATAGCTTTTGCTTTGTATAATAAAGTAGCAAGGTTAGACCTGTATGGTATAGATTTTACATATAAAGGTAATTTGCATTTTGCAGAAGCTGGCAGATCTTGTGTTGAGTATTGGTTAGCTAAGTGTATAGAGAATGGAATGGTGGT